GTAATGTTTTTAAGTTATTGAGAATTATATTAGAAACGCCTTCAACATAACCTAATCTTCCAGTTGCTTCCAAATCGGCTAATTGTGGTTTAATAGAAGTAACAAATTCTCCAATATTCATAGCATCTTTACATGTTTCGTTCAAGAAGAACTGCAAGTTGAATGTTTTATTGTGTGAGTGATTATTATTATGAGAATGACTTGTATTGTTAGTTCCATTTTTGAGAACATCCATTAATTGACTATTTTGTTTTACTAACATCATAATAAGGTCTTTATCTGATATTATACTTTCTTTTATTTTTTCATTAGTATTAGGGTCATTATCTGACATACATATCTTTTGATGTTTCCAAAGACCATTTCGTGATTGATATTTTTTATCACAGTTGTTACATACGAATTTATCGTGTGGCCGGAAAGCCGCCGGATTTGTTTGCTGAGTGTCACCTAAAAGACAACATTTTTGATGTTTCAGTGTGGATAGATGGTCGGTATAGTGACTTTTATTGCTTGTATAGAAGTCACAACAATCGCATGAATATTTAAAATTGATTACATTATTATCTTGATCTGATGAAATCGTATTATCAATATTTAGTACAGAATATGTACTATTTGAAATAGGATTTATATAATTTAAAGATGATTTTAAAAGTTCATAATGCTCTTGTTCTCTAATTCTAGCTTCAGTCACATCTTGACATGCATATTTAGCAATTTCAATCATACTCCAATTATTCCATCCTCCATTTTTTCGTATCACATCATATATTTTTAATTTAGAGCTATTATTACACAATATTTTATGTTGATATTTTTTTTTTATAAAATTTGTTGTATGTCCTACATATATATCAGTTATACTAGAATCATTACAATATATTTTGTATATTATTGTATTAGAATAGTCAATTGTATCTTTTGGCATTATTATAGTATATTTTGAGATTTTTTTAAATTTAAAATCCTAAAATATCTATAAATGTCTATAAATGTCTATAAAAAAGCCGAATTTTGTCACCTAAAGTTTCCATTATGTTAGCTAAATATTTTAGTTTTCTAAAAAATGTCTAAAAATTATCGTAACACTTTTTTTCAACATTTTTTCATTTTTAGAGCATTATCGTCACACCTCTCAACTTTGAGGGTCTTTTTCAAAACTTTTTTGGGATTTTCAATTTTGGACATTTTTAAAAATGTCCATTTTCAATTTTGGCCCCGACTTTTTTTCGAAGATCTTCAAACAATATATATTAACCTAAAAGTAACTTAAAGACTCTTTAAGTTACTTTTAATTATATTATATATTTATACCGATTAGTAACAAAATAATTATATTAGTAAATATTAGATATGACACGATATAATAACAACAGATTTACACCTGGAAATAAATCAAACTTACGATTATTAATTAATGCGGAATTTATCAGACAATATTATAGAGCAAATTCTGATGATATTTCTCAAAGTACATTATGCAAATGTATACCACAACAAGCTAATAATATTAAACAAGGATATAACGACTCTTCACAAACCAAAAATTTTCGTATTTCACAAGCTATTACTGGAAATTTAGGTGGAAGAACAACTTTTGGCAATTTGTATAAACCTGTTACTCTTAATTATCTTGGAGGATGGGAAGGACAACCCGGAGGAAGTCCAAGACCATTAAGAAATATATTTTAGAATAATGCGTTTCAAATATTATTTAGACAATTTTACTTTTTTCTTTTCTTTAATTATTTTATAATGACTCAAACTATTGGTTCTCGTCGTCAAGTTTTTAACGGAACTGCAAAAAAAACATCTGGGGGACTTACTAAAACTGACCTTATGATGTCTCGTGGACGTATTGTTTCTAAATTAAAACACTTTAGTGCTAAAAAGGAAATGCGCTTATTAAAGTATGGTTATGGAACCAAAAAAGGCAAATTTGGATATGTTAAAATTGCCACCAAGAAACACCGCAAAGGAGCTAAGAAAATGAGAGGTGGACATGTTGGTATTGGAAGCCGTATTTCTCCTTCTGGTATTGATGGACAAGATATTACTGATTATGGTGCTTTAGGTTCTATTGGTGTCCAAGAAGCAGCAGGCATGGCTGGAGGACGTAGAAGTAGAATGCAAGGAGGTTCAGGAATGAGAGCTATGGCTGAAGCTGGTTCTGCTATCTGGAATGGTGATGGAATTGCAGGTGCTGGTATCACTGTTGGTGATGCTGGTTCTGCAAATATTCAACTTTTAGCTGGAATGGCTGGAGGAAAACGTAGACGTTCCAAGGCTATGTATGGAGGAACAACCAAACCTTTCCCCGTACAAAGCATGAGCAATCCATTAAACGCTGCTCTTAATGCTGCTTCTTAAATACAATAATTTATAAATTTTGTAAATTCCTAAATTATTTACTGTGTTAACCACTCCGAACTAACAAACTTCTCAAATTTAATATATTCAGATAATTGATTTGTTATATATTTCTCAAAAAATTGTTTAGACACAATTAAATTTACTTTTTGGTCTACCATTGACTTAGCATTAATATAATTTTTATAAGACTGATATAAATCATCAAAGCTAATTATATCATCTGTTTGATTTTGTAAATTTTTAAAACCTATATTGTACAATTTCGCCATATTTAACTTATAATCATTAAAAAATATACTAATGTCATCATGTTTAGACCACAAATTACATTTTATATTAGTTACATATTTATTATCAATTACTTCAACTTGAGGAGAATAATAGTGACAAATCATTTTTACAATATTTGTATCACTTATTTGACCTATCTTTTTATCATAATTTTTATATAATGTCATCAGTTCATCTAATTCATATTCATCATCAACAATTGAATCATTTGTAATTGTAATATGCTTATCCCAAAAAGACAAAAATGAACTAACATTAGGCAAATATTTACTTGTAATATTTGTAAAAACAATATTTCCAGAATCATTTTGGTATTTTAGTTTAATCATTAATGATTCTTGTAATTGTTGTGAATAAATCATATTTGGAATATTTAAACTTGATAAATATAGTTTCCATATATAATGCATATTTTTCCAACTTATTACACCATCGCTTTCAACGCTTTCAATACACTGTCCAATAAAATTATCAATAATTGTATGTAAATAATTTTGTACAAAATACAATACATAATTTTTAATAATATCTTTATCATTTGTATTCAAATAATTATCAGCATTGCCATATCTTTCTGAGTAATGTGTAGCTACACAGAATAAATCAATTCCAATATTATTTAATACGCCCTTAACAATATCTATAGATAAAGTGTTAGTTGTATCCATTGTTTTTATTAAACGATATAAATTTAATTTATGACTATCGTGATATTTTGTAATAAAATTATTCATTATAGAATTACCAGTTGTTACATAAACAATAGAATCAACTAATATAATAATTTTTTTTAGATTTGAACTAACAAAATATAATAAATTATCATTATTTTTTTTTAATATACAGTCACCAATAATTGTTAAAAAATATTTTGCTTCAGTTTTTGTTTGAAACATAGTTTGTAGAAATCCAAGAACATTCTGAATTGTATATGTTTCAGGGGTTGATTTAAATAAACTTCTTTCTTTAATTTTTTTAATTATATTTTGCTTTGTTTTATGTTTCCATTTGATTAATTTACCCTCATCTGTAATAGTTGACAATAATTTATAGTGAATATCATCATCCTTTATAATTTTATAAGTTTTTCCATCATATTCATAATAGAGGCTATTATATGGCATATAAAAATATTGATGTTTACTTAAAAATATTTTGTAAAAATTATCTTGTTCAAGTGTTAGTTCATTAAATCTAGTAACACGTTCATCATATTTCTTATTTTCTTGCTCTAAAATATTTGATAAATTAAATATATGATTTTCCAATCTTTGAAGTATATATGGATTATCTTTATACTTAATATTTAATTCATTTATTAATTCAACAATAGTATTTTTTTTTTGTTCTTCCATTATTTACACCTTTTACATTTGAAATGTTAATTTATTTCTAAATCATTTTATATATATATTATATTATGAAGACAAGAAAACAATACAAAATTAGTTTAAGATATTTGCCAAACAGATTAACCGCTAAAGATAAGAAAAAACAATTACAAATGTTGTTGAAATCTAAAAAATTATATAAAAAAGGTAAATTTTATACACGTAAACATGTAAAATCATTTCAATCCAAAACATCATCTCATATTATAAATGCTATAAATGTTTATGGTGTTACAACAATTGGAGCAACTGATGAGTTATCAAAAAAATCAGGATGCTCAAAAGCTGCTTTAGCTAAAATAATAAATAAAGGGGTTGGAGCTTATTATTCATCTGGTTCTAGACCAAATCAAACAGCACAATCGTGGGGAGTAGCACGTTTAGCAAGTGCACTAACTTCAGGTAAAGCTGGAGCAGTAGATTATAATATTTTACATAAAGGATGTAAACATACTTCAAAAGGCTATAAAGCAGCTCAATTAGCACGAAAAAAATATGGATATGGCAAAAGAAGAGTTCCCAAAATTGATATACGACATTGAATAAATAATACTTAATATTTTTGTAACATAAGTATTTAAAGAATTGTATTAATTATAACATATAATGTCTCAGTTTATTAATTCAAACGCATCAACAAATAATAACGTGTTAACTATTAAAACTGTTCAAATATCACCATTTCGCACCTTAATGACTGCTCTTAAAGATATTCTTTTAGAAACAAATATTTCGTTTCAACCTGATGGTATCAGGATTATTAATATGGATAAATCACATACTATTTTAGTTCATCTTTATTTAGCAGCTTCTAATTTTGAATTTTATGAATGTAAGAAAGAAAAAATTATTATTGGAGTTAATATGTTTCATTTATTTAAATTAATTAATTCTATTGATAATGATGATACTTTAACTATTTATATTGAAAATAATGATTATTATGACGGAATTGTTTCCCATTTAGCACTTAGATTTGAGAATGGAAATATCAAACAGTGTAAAACTCAAAAACTAAAATTAATTGAACCAGAACAAGATGAATTAGAAGTTCCTGATGTAAAGTTTTCATCAATTATTAATCTACCATCAGCTGATTTTCAAAAGATCATTCGTGATTTATCAGGCATTTCTGATAAACTTGAAATTAAGTCTGTTGGTAATGAATTAATATTTAAATGTCAAGGACAATTTGCTTCTGCTGAAATTCACAGAGCTGAATCAGATGAATCTATGAAATTTATTTTAAAACAAGATTTATCTAAAGTTATTCAAGGAGAATTTTCTTTAAAAAACCTTGGATATTTCATTAAATGTACTAATCTTTGTCCACAAATTGAAGTTTATTTAGAAAATGATTTACCATTAGTTGTTAAATATGATGTAGCTAGTTTGGGCAGCATACGTCTCGGTCTCGTACCATTACCATCTATATAGTTGGGTTCACACTATTTACACCTTGTAATATTACAATGAGTAAATATGTAAAATATTATGATATATGGAAATAAAATATATCATATAATTATAAAATGGCTTTTACAAGATTTCATGATGACGAATCAAGAATAATAAAACAATTACAACAACAAACAGAACAAGAACGATGGTATTTAGATGTACCATGTTCTGGACCAAAACCATGTTTTATGCTAGATCCTCAAATAATTCCTCAAAAATGGGGAGGCAATTTATGGACACATAGTATAGATATTCAAAGTTCTCTTTTAGGAATAGACAGACAACTAACAAGAGATTGTGTAAATCAAGAAAAATTTAAACGTCAAACAGTATACGCATCTCCAATAGATTATCCAATATGCGACACATTTTTAACCATAGAGCAATCAAGAGCAATAATGCCAGCGTGGACAGCAAGAGATTTACAACAAAATCACGCATATTTTTTACCAAACAATCCACAAGCTCACACAGAAATGCCTTTTCAAAATTATTCAAACACAAGAATTTTAGAAAAGGATCATTTTACAAGGGAATATAAATGTATCCCTGAGAATAATCAATTTTATACTGTTCCAACAGATGTATATAATAGTCAATATAACGGAAAAAATAGTGTAGGAACAAGTATTTGTAATAATGATTGTAAGAAAAT